AACGTCAAGCGGTCGCGATCGAATCGCCAATACATATAGAAGCGATCGGCTTTGTAACTGAATGTGACTTGCTTAATGAAGCGGTCGTAACACTGTTACAAACTCGTTACACAGGGTCTTTTTTTTCCTACAACGTAAAGTTATGTGACGGGCGGGCCAGATGTCTCTCCAAAATATTTCCCCAATTCGACCCCAATATAGGGCATTTAGGGGGATCCGGCCATAGGGAGTTGAGTCAATTTAAACTGAGGAATAACGTGGTAAATAGAGATAGTTATGCCTGTATCTCCGGCAGACTTCGAGTTTTATTCCCGGATGACGGGGCAGCCCATTCCTAATACTCCAGCAGGGCGTATGGCTATTGCCCCGCAGGTGTATAACATGCGTCGCGGCGGCGGTGGTTTTGGCCGTGTTCTCCGTGGTGCCGCCAAAGGTGCATTAGCTGCAGGTGCTCTTGCTGGTGCAGGCGCTTTGGCATTAGCCACTCAGGAAGAGATGGCGAAGACGGGTGGAGAGAAGAAAGCGAAAGTCACTGAAAACCTGACTGATACTGGCCGCACCACTGAAGCCACCCCTGGTGGTCAGAAGGTAACTGTTAGTGCAACTGATAGTGAAGTTGCCGCACCCTCAATTCGGGATCAGGTTCAGGACTTTGTTCAAGGCTTCCGAACTGACTCTGGTGAAGAGTTAGTTGGCACTGCTGCAACTCCAGAGCAGATCCAGGCGTTCCGCAACCGCTACTCAGGTCAGACCCAGGTTCCTGTTGCTTCTCCTGAAGTTGAGAACGAAAGCCTGGCGGCCCAACGCGCTTCGGTCCAGGCCCCGACTGAACCTCGGGTCGGTGTTCGCCAACAACCTTCGTCTGGCGTAATCCAGACTGATTTATCGAACGTCGCCGCGAAAGAATACAGCGTTGGCAAGATCGAGCCAGGCACTGAAATGATCACGGACCCTGAGCTGAATAAGTTAGCTCAGCAGTACGAGTTTTACGAAGCCTCTCAAGACATTAGTCCTTTCCAGGCCCCAGGGACAGAAGCTTTCCCTAAGAGTGGCATGGAGCTACTCGGTGAACAGAGTAGGTCTGTTGACAAGCAAGAAAAGGAGTTGGCACGAGAAATCCTTTCAGGTCTTGCGGACGAAGGAAAGGTTCGCATGGCAGGATCCGTCTTTACAACCGACATTCCCGGCAGCACTGCAGTTAGCAGTATTCAACTTGATCCTCAAGACCCTCAATACATGGGTGTGACCTACACCAGTAATCCGAGTAAAACTTACAGGCAAGCCGTTACCCCGACTTTCGCCCGCGCAATGATGTCTCAGATGGATCGCCTTTCCGATCCAGAACAAAGCAGTCTCGAGCAATCCGAGATGGGTTCCATGGGGAAACTGCTTTCTGGAATGAAAAAGACGGGAGCAATGGTCAAAGAGGGTCAAACAGCTCCAGAGAGTCTCACTCCTTCTGCTTTTGTGACCAATAAAGGCCGTGAAGTCGGAGCTGTGATGAAGCGAGTAGAGGAAGCAAAAGCCGCAGCAGCTAAGCCTGTCACTCTTGGTGAAATCGCTGGAGATGTTGTCAGTGCTTTAAACCCTTTCAAAGATAGAAAGGCGGAAGCCCAAAAACGGCAACAAGCCGAGCAGTTGGTCATCAAGAGCCACGGCGATGTGAGAGATCCTGTTCAGAAACAAAAGCTTATCGATTTCTACATGAAGCAAAAATAACTTCGAAGTAATATATTCATATATACTTTGAATCCATGTCCTTCCTCGAACCGATTATTGCGTCCGTCCTCGGCGCAGCGGTCACTGCCCTGGCGGTGTTCCTGAAGAAGAATATGACTGCCCAAGCTATTCTCAAGTACGGCCCTCTTGTTGAGAAGGCCTATGACATTATCGACCCGGTTCTTGATAAGAACCTGAGCAACTGGGACGGCTCCAAGGTCGATAAGGCTTTCGAACTCGCAGTTGAGTCGGTGGCTGACGGCAAGCTTTCTTCTGACGAAATCAAGAAACTGGCTGTCCACATGGCGCAATCCTGGCTGCCGAGTGCAGCTGCCCAGAAGGTGCGTCTGCTTGAGCAAAATGGCATGCCCCTCGAACAGCGTTTAGCTGCTGAGGACATCACCGCTAAGGTCAACACTTCCGCCTGATAATGGTTAGTTTCAACCGACGAACTAATACGTCCGACGAAAAATTTCTATCCGGAGACACCCCTTATAAGGGGACTTTGGGGCCGAACCGTGATACGGATACTTTTGATGCGTTTGCCTCCCGGCTTCGTAAAGAGAATCCCCGTTACGACGACTTCTACTCCGGAAGCAGAACTTTCAACGACGTAGCGGCGATGTCGCAGGCGAAGATTGATCAGGCAGCCTCCAGTCCTGAACCGACTTTTGCTAATCCTGGCGACAACAGTTTCGCTAAAGATTTCTTGGCAAAATACAGTGTTGGCGTACAACGCGGATTTGTCGGAGAAGATGAGGCCGTGGGTCCGCAGACTGTCGCTAGAATAGCTTCACAACCTGCAACGGCAGCTTCTAACGAAAGCAGCCAAAACACCGCTGGAAAGTTCCCCGGTGCTAGTGGAGTAAAAGTTTAATGACAGGAGCAATTAGACCAGCAGGAGAAGTTCTGCTTAAGTTCTTAGAATCTGAACAAGGCCGTAAAGCTTTAGGTGAAGGCGCTAAATATGGCCTGGCCGCCGCAAGGAAAGGTGGCCAAGCATTAGGTAAGTTCGGTTCGATGGCCGGACGTGCTGCTGAAGAGGCTGTTCTTACCGGTGGCCCAGCTGCGGCAAAGTTTGCAGAGCGATTTGTAGATAAACCAGGACTGGTCGGCAAGGTTGCTGAACGAGTGGCGACGACACCGACTAATCAGATTATCGATGCTGCGGTCATGGCTGGTCAAGTTGCTAAGCCGGTCTCTCAAGCAGTGGCGGTATTAGGAACAGGTGCTCTTGTCGGTGGTGCACTGACAAAACCTGAAACTGCTTACTCGGCAGCAATGGACACGATTGCCGCCCGTGAAGCTTCAGCCTACGGGATCATCGATGCCAAGCTCCAGGCTGATGCAGCTCGTCAGCTCGGCAACCAGGAACTCGCCGCTCAGAAGTTCCAACAGTCGCTCTACTTGCAGGAGCAGCGTCAGCAACACGATCTGATGATTGCCCAAGCTCGTCAAGAGGCACGCACTCCTTACAACCAACCGATGTCTGGCGCCAAGCTGTTTGATCAGCTGACCGGTAGCGGCGGCATTTTCGGTGGCACTAACCAGTACTAATTTAAAACAATGTTTGGTGAATACGCGAACAAAGTCGATCTGAACGGACCTACATTAGGTAGCTTCAGTTCTGGTAGTTCGGGCGGAGGCTCAAGTTGGGCTAGTAAAAACCCTAAAACCGCTGCCTTCTTGAAGAACTTCGCTTCCGGTTTGCAAGCTGGCAAAAGCTTTGGTCAGAAAGATCCCTACAACAATCCTTATGGCCGCATGCGGAGAATTAATGAAGGAGAAGAAGACAAGAGCAGCCTGGCCGGAACGGTCAATCAGCTTGCCGAGGGCTTGACTGAAACCCGTGATCCCTTCTGGATGAGGGAGTACGCCGGTACGTATGTTCCCGGTAAGCGTGGTTGGGGATCTCGTGTTGCAGGTGCTGCTTTAGGTGCACTTGGTGGCTTTGCGACAGGTGGTCCGGTCGGCGCAGTCGCTGGCGGCCTATCTGGTTCGGGCGTCACTGACATGCTGACCTGAGGAGTTACCTAATTTAAACTAATTAACATAAGAAGAAGTATTAAGAGTATGCCAGCTCCAGTAGCAATTCCAGCATTAGCAGCAGCTGGAAAATTCGCGATGGGCAAGCTCCCACTGCTCATGGCGGCCGGTGCAGCTTTACCTTCCCTCCGCCAGGGACGTCCGGTTGAGGCAGCTTTACAGGGCGGCCTGGGTTATCTCGGAGGCGGCGCCTTGATGGGACCCGCACGCGGAGTCCTGATGGCTGGCACTCGAAGGCTACCGGGCCTTCTGACCACTGTCGCTCCAAAGGTTGCCGAGAAGTTTACGCCCGCTGCTCTTAGCAGGGCGGCGTACGGCCTCACCGGCCTGGGTTTAGGCGCAGGCGCTTTAGCCCTGGGCGGTGCATCTAATCAAGTGGCTGGTCAGGCTGCTCAAGGGGTACAACAAGGCTTAGGCCCCGTCGCTCAAACAGGTGCAGGTGTTATTGGCTACACCGCTGACGGCAAACCTGTCTATGGTGGTGCTGCACTGCCTCCGGGAATGGGTCAGTATGGACCCACTTCTCCTTACGGCGGCCCCCTTGATGTTCTTGGTCCCGCAGGTATGGGCCAGCGCCTTCAGACTCTGAAGGATGCACAGACCCAGCGCGACGTTCTTCGCACCCTGCTCCCCGAGATCGAATCAGCAGCTGAGGCCCGCTCCAAGAAAGAGTTCGAGCGGCAGATGGCTGGTGCTGGCATCCGCCAGAACATTAAGACCCGTGCAGCAATGCAACAGCTTGCTCAAGAGGCAGGCCTAAAGGCAGGTCTCGGCGCACTTCAACAGGCTGGTGGTGCTCTGACCAGCCAATACCAATATCAGTGATATGAGCCTACTCCGAGAACGTGCAGAACAATTAGCGCGGGAAAATCTCGCTTTACGTGATCGGTTGATCGGCAGTGGGTACATGCCCGAGGGCATCACTTCAACGCTCGACACGAAAGTCGGACCACAGAATCCCCTTGAGAGTATCGCTGATGCGTTTGGTCTTTACAAAGGACCGAACCTTGAGGACCTGGTGAAGACCCGCGAGGCAAACAAAGCCCGGTACACCCAAGCCATCTTGGACATGGGTAAGGCCGAAGCTGAAAAAGCCAAAGCCGATGCCAAGATCGAAAAGGCAGAGAACAAAGCAGAATCTGCACTCGACCAAGATACGGTCATCAACCGTGAATTAGACCTGGCCAATCGACTGGGTGAAATCTCCAGCCGGTTACAACGTGAAGCCGGTGATATCTCAACCGAGCAATCAATCAAGCAGATGCGGGAGTTTTTCCCGTACCTCGATGAAGCCGGTCGCCGCGCTACTGAACGTGCCCTGAGTGCAAGTCAGCGTTATCGTGCATTCAAGGAGCAACTCCCGTCTTCGATCCAGGCCATCATGGAGTCCAAGCAGAAACAGCAACAACTTGCTTCTGATGCATTTGCCCGTGAAGCACAGGCCATCGCGACTCAGCAGCAAGCAGCCACTGGTTTCGGCACCCAAGGGATCGGTCGTTACTCTGGCCGTCGTATTGCCTAAACTAAAATAACAAAAGCAAAGGTATAACTATGGGCGGATCTAAACCTTCTCCACCACCACCGTCAATCGTCTACGCCCCGGCTCCTCCGCCGCCGACGGTGACGCAGGCTCCTACGCAATCTGTGGCAACCCAGACTGCATTGAATGAGGTCAGCGGTAAGCAGACCCGTCTGAACATGGAGCTCGGTGCGAAGTTAGACCGCACCAATGCTGAGTTCTTTGCTGGTCAGGACATCCGCCGTACGCAAGCAGGAGGAGCTGAACAACGCCTCACGCAGAAGCAAGCTGGTGAGATTGAAACCGGCCTGACCCGTGTGCGCGGCCAGGAAGAGCGAGCAGGCATTGTTGAGACCGGCTCTCAGTATCGCCGTGGCCTTGAGACTGCTGGTGAGGAAACCCGGAAGACGACTCGCGTTGAAGGCGAAGAAACCCGAACCACTGACTTGCAAAGGGAGATGTTCCGTCGCTATAAAGAGCAAAGGGATTACGAACAGGCCCAGAGCCAGTATCGAGCATGATTGATTGGATTCACTCTCTGACTGACAAAGACCGTGAATCCTTTCTAGCTTTTTGCAAAAAGGCAGGAACTCCCATCCAGATCTACCTATACGCCCGTTTCTTGGGGTTCACTGGTTCCATCGTTGAAGCCGACGAGTGGTCTCAGAAGGAATTCAAGAAGCGGGATTTTTCTGGCGTTTTGGAGATGGAGATTGACGCTATGACGATGGACATCTCGAAGCTGCGGGATGCGATCGATATGGGCATGGTCAAGCAGGATATGGGCGCCTCTCGCATCGCGATGATGCAAAAGGAACTGCGCGGCAGCATCAAGCAGTTGAATGACGAGAAGATCTTGATGGATAAGCAGGGGTTGATCCTTGCTGGTGCCGACCGTGCACTTCGGGAGATGTTAACGATCTTCCGTGATGATCCGATCGAAGGCCCACTCCAGGAGGCCTCAATGGGCGTTTGGACGAAGATCCTGCAAGAGGAATCATAGTAAAATTTATAAATATAGGTATTGATGACGTTTTTATATGTTTGCGCCTTTATGTGATACTCCAGGTGGCCCGCCTTGTAACCAGAGGCCAATTGGCTGGCCGACACCGAAGAGTAGTACACCCCCGATCGGTTGGCCGACACCGGACCCTTCACCACCTTTCATCTACGTACCTGAGCGGGATACCCGTTACACGGATGTCTTTGGCAACCCTAAATACAAGAACGATCTGAGCGATTTCTCTCAGAAGATTGACGAAGCGGATAACCAGATGAATGAACTTCAGTTCTTGGTTGACTTCCTAAAACGTCGTTCTAATTGATGTATGGAGCTATGCTTAGCGCATGGCAGGAACTAGTATTTATAGCGTCTATCGACGTACTGCACGGGCTGCAGCACAGCAGCGTGTTGTAAAGAAGTCATCGAATATTGATGTCGAACGGGCGCGTAAAGACTTTGCATATTTCTGTGATGTAGTCGGAGATAAACCTCCTGCAGCGCACCACCAGGAGTGGCATAAGTACCTGTGCACCGGAGATGACAGCGAGTGTCTGATTGGTATCGGTGGCCCCAACATCGACATCCTGGCACCACGCGGTAGCGCTAAATCCACGATCCTCGGTTTGTACACGGCTTGGGCTGTTGGTGTCCATGCCATGGCGAAGAAACCTTTGAAAATCCTCTACATCTCCTACACGGTTGATGTGGCACGACCCAAAAGCGCAGCAATCAAGAGGATCATTGAAGAAAGTAAGAATTACAAAGAGATCTTTCCCACCGTCAAGATCGCAAAGGGCATCAATTCCAACGAGTACTGGAGTATTGATTGGAAGTTCGCTGGGATCAAGTCAACCGGTGAAGAAGAGTTCACGGTGTGTTGTGCAGGTCTCAAAGGTGCTGTGACCTCCAAGCGTTCACACCTCTGTATCATCGATGACGCGATCAAGAGTGCGGACGACATCAAGAACCGGGACATCCGGCAAGCAATGGAGGACAACTGGAACTCGGTTATTGTTCCCACGATGTTTGAGGGCGGACGGGCGATTTGCCTCGGAACCCGATTTCGTCATGACGACATTCACAACTCCACTTTCATTCCAGCCAATGACTGGGTGCAAATCGTCCAATCTGCAATTTCGGTAGACGAAAACGGGGACGAAAAATCCTATTGGCCTGAAATGTGGTCTCTTGAATACCTTCAAGATCGCCGTCGCCAAGCTCCGGTCGCCTTTAGCTTCCAGTACCAAAATCAGGTCGTCCAAACGAGCGAGCTATCGCTCTCTCCTGATCTGATCGTCAAAGGAAACATCGCCACTGAATTCGATTGTCTGGGAGTCGGCGTTGACCTTTCTGCAGGTGTCAGGGAACGAAACGACTACACGGTCTTCGTGATGGGAGGGCGAGTGGGAGGGAAGATTCATATCATCGATTGCAAACGTCTCAGGATCATGGGAAACCTCGAGAAGTTAGAGGCAATCATGGAAATGATGGAAGAGTGGGGTGTGGTGCACAAAGAAAAAGATCAATACTTCCCTTCAGGAGCCAATGTTGAGATTTGGTCAGAAGCTGTGGCCTACCAGGCTTCATTGGAAGCTGACTTCAAACGTATCTGTCTTGGAGAACATGGTCTCTACAACCTGCACTGGCATCCGGTCAAGGGTTTCAGAGGCGATAAAGTTGCACGTTTCCGTGGCATCATGGGTCTGTTCGAGCAACGGAAGATAATTTTCAACAAATATCGTAAATTCCAGGCTCTTACTGACGAGATCGTCAACTTTGGCGTGAGCTCACACGATGACTGCGTCGACGCTTTGGTTTGGTTGTGCAACGGATTAATGACAAGAGGCAAACTGGAGTTAGAGTATTGACGATTTAAACTATAGATATTCACACGCGATGTCTCCCAGCTATTACTTAGTTGAGCTCGAGCAGGATGCTTATGGTTCTGCAATCTTGCCTCTGCCTGACGAATTGTGTCACGACATGGCTCTGCAGCCGAACGAAAGTTTCGATGTAGAAGTTGAGGACGGCACCATCATTTTCAAAAGGCTGGAAGCTGGGTACGATATTGATCAGTAGACCTCTTAAACAGAATGGGCGATAGTGCTAAATCACAGCTTGAATCTATCCTGAAGTCGGTAGTTTCACGCGACAGTACAGGCCCTGCGGACACCATGCTGGTGAACGCCCACCTGTCCCAAATGAAGATGTTTGGGATCCGCCAAGGTGTGGAGTTCTATCCGATGCAGGATAACTTCGGCACTCAGCGGTACGACTTTATCCAGCAGGTCATCAAGTTCAACAAACTGGACGCACGCTTAGATTCGATCTGGGACCGATTCCTCGCTTTCGGTAAGGGTCTTTTCTACATCCGGCCTACACAGAAGACATATCGTATTTACTGGTTCGACCGCGATTCGTACCGTACTTACTACTCACCAGAAGGTGACTTAGAAGAAGTCATCATCATCTATCCATATAAGGTCAAGTCTTCGCGTGGTTTCCAGGGCGTTGGTCTGAACACCGACAAGCGTTACATGCGCCTGCGGATCACTGCGGACACCATTGAGGAGTACCACAGCGAGCAGGAAGTCAGCTTCGACAACCCTGCGATGGACTTCCCGTTCACCGACAAGAAGGTGTTGAAGAACACCATGGAGTTCATTCCATGCGTGGAGGTTCTCAACAACCCTGATGCTTTTGGCACCGAGGGCAGCGGTGAGTTCGAATGGCTTGCAAACCAGATCGTCGCTCATGACGAGATGGTCAAGAACATCCGGGCAAACCTTTCGTTCTTTGGTAATCCCACCCTGCTCTCTTCCCGCCCCAAGCAGGACATTGTTGAGTTCGACCAGAAGGACGCGACTCAGCGCCCAAGCATCTCCAGCCAGTCCGGCTTTGAGTCTGAGTTCTTCCTCTCCAGCTCGACCTACAAGCAGGACAACGTAACCAGGCAATCGCCTGGGTACAACGGCAAGCCCGGCTCCGGCATGCGTGTCCCCCGCGTCATCGCAAACCTGGAGCCCACCGACCGTGTCGGCTTCATCACGCCGAACGCGGTTAGCACTGACCAGGCTCGTTATGCCGAGCAGCTCCGGAGTGAGATCCGCCTTGCTTTAGGTGGTATCGACGACCTGAGCATTACGAACGTCACTGCGACTGAATACAAGTCTGCATACGGACGGGTCAGCGCCACGGCCAAGAAGAAGTGCCTTCAGCTCTACACCTATGGCATCTGCCGCTGCTTGGAGCTGATCGTCTTCCAGGAAGAGCAAATCTTCCGTAAGTCCCTGGCCTACGAGAGCGGGATCAAGTATCCCGAGCTCCCTGAGGAGCCTGACGATAAAGACCTTGAGAAATACGACCGTGCAAAAGCTCGGTACGAAAAGAAACTTCAAGCTGCGATTGATAAAGCAATCGAAGAGCAGGAGATTCCGGACGGTGTTTTAGGTCTTGCGCCGGATGGTGATAGAACCATTCAATGGCGTTGGTTAGGTCCTGTGTATGAAGACACAACACAGGATAAACTCAACCAGTCTATCTTCACCAGAAACTTGCAAGAGTTAGGAGTTGATAGCATAGAAGCACTGAAGTATCTATTCCCTTCTAAAACGGATGACGAGATCGCGGGCATGCTCTCCGGTTTCCCATTCCGTGTGGTAGGGGAAGTACAGAGGGCTTACTCCGCATTCATTGATCTAATCAATCAAGAGATGCGGACACCACATCCGCAGCAACCAAACCTTCCAATGGCTGCGGATCCGAGACTTGATCTCACCCCCTTCCTTTATCGCACACTCGAAAGCCTACAAAAAGAGGTAACTTATGCAGGCCGATACCGCAATGCCGACCCAATCGGCACCCCAAGTATCCCCGACCCAACCGACCAGCTACGCGGCTCCAGCGCAGACGGCGGCCCAGGCTCCGGCGGTTTCTACCAATCAGCAATGGGTGGCGCCTTACCAACAGGTGACGGCCCCAGCCCCAGTAATGCAGGCCCAGATGGGGACGCAGGCACCGGCCTCAATCCCTACTCAGTACAGCCCCCAGCAGTACCAGGCGCCCCAACAAGCGGACAACCCTTACAAGGAGGCGTTCAACAAGGTGGTCGGACTCCTGAGTTCGCCCGTCCAATTCCCGTCCCTGGGTCAACAATCGAATCCGAACCAGGCAATCGACCCGGCCAGCTACGGTTCCCAGCAAACAACCCAGTTCAACAACCTGGGGATGCAGACCTCTACGCCTGGGATCAACAACAACCAGGCTTACTCCAGCAACTCTTCCCAAACTTCGCTGGAAATAACCCCGGAAATGCTCCGCGCCAACGGGGTAAGCGAGGCAAGTCTTGAGGTTATTGATCACTTCGGTCCTGATGCCGCTGCGATCGTCAATAAGTATGCCTGTGATGTTGAAGACGCTCTGATTCAAACCAATCAGCAGCTGATTCAAGCTTGTGAACTGCTTCAGGAACTCTCCAATGAGCACAAAGCTTATGAGACCATCCTGACTGATCCCGACGTCCTCGCCGACTACACCTGCGAGTTCTTCGGTGAGAATGGCCCCCACCCCATCCCCGATGAAGCTGCTGCTCCTCAGGGTCAGCAGGTTGGCCAGCAGTTCCAACAGCAGCCCACCGTTCAGCGCGTTGCTCCCCAGCGCCCTGAGATGCCCGTTCCTCCCCAGCCCCAGTCCCCCGCTAACGCTGGCGACTTCTGGAACAGCTTCGGCAACCTGGCCGATCGTGACCCCTCCAATGCCTGGCGTTATCTGAACTCCGCCGCGCAGAACCCCGAGGTGTTCCGCAACAAACTCCTGGTGATGGAGTGATCGCTAAATATAAATAGTTCTAGAATAGGGGGTAGCTAAGGCTGCCCCCATATTTTTTATTTAACATGGCAAAGAAGAAGGCAGGAGCAAGAGAAAAAGCTGATCAGTTCCTGGCAGCGATTGGAACTGCTGGTGGACCGATTGGTGCTCCCGGCCTTGTTCAATTCGGTGCTGGCGACACGTCGCGTCAAGTCATGTCTGGCAACGTTGACGAATATGCAGCCGTTCGAATGCAGGACATGGAAGCAAAAGTTGGGGATCCCCGTGCTCCTCAGCCCCGCATGCCTCGCGATCTGGATAACGCTTATCTCAAGCTCAATCTCCCCGGTTCTCCTTTACCTGCTAATGGCCTCTTAGCTCCACGTGCTCTGAGCCAGGCAGAGATGTTCCAGAACCAGATTCAAGTGCAGCAGCAGTATCAGTTGCTCCCGATGATGCCTCCTACCGGACAGCTGCCGATGGGATACGCCCCCATGCCTAATCAAAAAGGACAAAAATGATGGACAACAGCAAAGCTAAGAAAGCCCTTTCGAAAGCCCTGATGGCAAAGGCTGTTGCAGAAGCCGCTGCACAACAAGCTGCCGCCGAAGGCCCTATTAATCCTGAGATCCAGGCCATGAGCCCTGCGCTCCAACCTGCTGATGGTCTGCTCAATCCTTACGGTCGCATTGGCACTGTCCCTCCGACTGTCTTTAGCCCCGGCAACATGATTGACGGATCTCCTGACCCCCGTGCTCGTGCTGTTGACCGCACTTTGATGCCGTAAAAGTCGACGACTTTAATAATCCAGGTTGATAAAGCGTTGCTATAATTTTTTGTAATGGAATGAAAAGTTCCATATCCAGAGGACTTTGTCCTCAAGTATCAGCGCTTAAAACTTAGCTGAGAAATTACTATGTTCATCGATAACGACTTTCCCAAGCTGTTGGGTGCGGAACTGTACCGCCCCCACCCGGCTTATGTCGTGGAGATGGCTTGCGAGCCCGTCGTAGTCCACGACTTTACCAAGCAGCCTGGTCAGACCGTGCAGCTGGATCGTTACCGTTTCTTCGGTAACCCCGGCACGAAGACCAGCCGCGAGCGTACCCAAGACCAGACGATCGGTACTGCCAACAGCCGTTCCATCGTCAAGGACAAGGTGCTTGTGTCTCTGCGTGAGTACACCGGCCCTGCTGACCCGAACAACACCAACCTCCCGAGCACCTTCAAGATTGCTCGCGAGACCCTCATGACCGCTCAGCGTCTGCTGCTGGACACCGGGAACCTCAACATGTTCCACCAGTCCATCGGTTCGCTGACCCTGCTCGACGACTACCGTCGTTGGCGCGATCGTGTGTTCCTGGACGAGCTGTTCAAGTCTGAGTCCCGTGGTCAGTCCGGCGACACCCAGGGTGGTTACTACTACCCCAACGACCACACCAAGACCGGTGTCACCGTTTCTACCTATACCGCCGCTGAATACGCTGCTGAGCGCTTCAAGTTCAACGTCAAGTTTGACCTTCTGAACGTTGTTAAGAGCCTGCGTAAGCGTAACGTTCCTGTGTTCCAGGACGGCTACTACCGTTGTATCGCTGATCCCTCCTTCATGAAGGATCTGCGTGCTGACGACGGCTTCCGCGAAGTGGCACGTTACCCCGGCATGGGTGCTCCCAACCCCCTGATGGGTATGAGCGCTCCTAACGCTGCTCTGTACCAGGGCGGTCAGTACGGTCAAGCCCAGTTCGTTGCTGGCGAGCCCGTGATGCCTTCCGGCTTCGTGTTCGAAGGTGTTCGCTTCTTCGAGTCCACCAACTTCCCCAGCAAGACCGCTACCACCACCCTGACTGGTGCAGGCACCGCTACTGGAACCCGCGACACCCCCGCTGGCCTGTTCTTCGGTCCTCAGGCCGTTGGCGTCGGCATCGGTGGCCCCAACGCCCAGGTGCTTATCAACAACAACGACGACTTCAGCCGCTTCATCATCCTGATCTGGCAGCTGTACGCTGGTTTCGCCAACCTGAATAAGGACTTCGTGACCACCGCCTTCACCATCAATGAGGAGGTCAACTGATAATGGCAACCTACACCGCTGAAAAGGGCGCAATCCTGCAGCCCGGTAATCAAATCAACCGTCTGTCCTCGTTCAACACCGAAGGTGTGTACGCATGGCCAGGCCTCGAGTTCTATGAGCTCGTCGGCTACTTCAAGGTCGACTCCACCACCGGCGTGACCAGTGGTGATCTGATCGTTCCTTCCCCCGATCGCCGTTCTAGCGACCGCGTGCGCGATGACCGCACTTCCATGGTCGTTCAGGCCAGCAGCGATCGTCCTGCTTATATCTACTCGGCTTCTATTGCCCTGGGTCAGGACATCCCCTCTGCTGGTGAGCCTTCCTATCCGGCTTCTCCTATCACCGCCGACCTCGTTGGTACTAACTCCGAGATCGTCTGCCTGAAGCCTGCTTCTGGCGCTAACCCCGTCCCCACCCCCGCTACCGTCCTCAACGGTATTAAGGCTGCAACCGCTCAGTTGACTGCTTTCGCTTCGACTGCAATCAGCCAGGGTGACTCCGGTGTTTCGACCTCCAAGGTTCCTTTCATCGACGCCGTCTCCGGCACCATCGATGACAGCGACTTCGTCGACGCCATGATGTTCGAGTGCACCTCTGACACCACCATGAAGGTGTTCAACGTGACCGCTCTGACCGCCACCACCCCCGACGGTGCTGGTATCTCCATCAGTGCTGCCGACGTCGCTGCTGGTAAGGCTGCTTACATCATCGGTCGTGTTAACTACGTCCGTCCTGCTGCTGCCGCTACCTTCGCCGACATCCAAGGCTTCATCGACTTTGCCTCCCAAGTGGGCGGTAACGACGAGTGATGACTTTGTTCTGATCGTTACATGGCGGGTCGTAATGACCCGCTTTTTTATTGTCCAGAAGTATGAATTCCAGTATGCTATATCAGTAATTGGATGTAATTATGCTGTACCAGAACCGTGTGACTGGAGGGCTTGTAGAAGTTGTTTCCCAGCACGGGGAAGGCATTCTCATGTGCTTGGATGCCAATGAAGAAGTCATTTATATTGACGAGTCAGACCTGACCCCTCACATCGATGCAACCTCTGAGCAGATCAGGAATGAAGAGCGTCTGACTGCAGATCTTGAGAAAGATGGAGCCAAACCTGCGAAGCCGACCAAGAAAGAGACCTTCCCTGTCGACACTCGCGTCAATGTGAACATGGCATCTGCCCGCCAGATCGCCGATGCACTTCCGGGCGTTGGTCTCAAGACCGCTCGTGAGATCAAGGACATCCAGCTTTCGCTTGCAGGTGAAAGGTACACCCGCTTGGAGCAACTTCGTCAGATCAAGCGTGTTGATTGGGATGAGATCTTCAAGGAAAACCTTGTCCGCGTCGAGTGATTATTGGCGCGTGTTAATGTGTTATTGGTGCATATAGTTCTTGCACAATAATGCATTGGTGAGCATTAATGAAGCTCGATACCTTTCTTAAGTCTAAAATCCGCTGGCACTTGGGGTACAACACAACCTCAATCCCAGCGGGTGACTTAGCACGATTAGAAGAGGCTTTAGATAACGTTCCTGACTCCTTCTGGTACTCCAAGATCGTGGAGCAGATCGAGCGGTGTGATGAAGCTGAAAAGCGCACCGACATGACAGGCAAGATGAATAACTCGACAGTTCCGAGAGGACGAGTAGAGTCAATTGCAGGTGACGTCGATCGTACTATCGCGACCACTGACTTCAAGGAAACGCTGAAGACTTGGACTCAGATTTATATGTACGAGACTGACAGATTGGCGTTGCATCTATATGTTCCCAATTACAGAAATCCTGAACAGGCTCGTTACCGCTTCAACAGGGAAGGTGCCGAGTTTATTCAAGCTCTGCCTGGGCCTGCTGATGTTGCTGTCGGCACCCGCCTCATTCTCGAAACCAACCACCGCTAGGAAGATGGCATTATCAATCCAAGAGACTGCAAACGTTCTTCGGCAGGCAGGTTTTAAAGAGTCAGAGATTCCTACGATGGTCGCCATCGGCATGGGTGAATCAGGTCTCAGGCCTGATGCACACAATCCGAGATATCCTGATGATTCTTACGGCTTGTTCCAGATCAACATGCTGGACGAGCCTGGATATGAACTTGGTAAAGAACGTCGTACAAGGTATGGTCTGCGAAGCAATGAGCAGCTAAAAGATCCTCTTACAAACGCTAAGGCTGCTTTAGATATCCGCAATCGCCAGGGTTTAGGCGCTTGGTCTGTTTATTCTCAGGGTATCTACAAACAACACCTTCCAAAAGTACAACAAGTGCTGGGCTCCGGTGGCGATGTACAGAGCACCACTAAGCCTCAGCCGATGTTGACGCCTCCCCCTCCGGTAGAAAAGGACAAGGAAGAGGATAAGCGCTCGTTAAACATTGGGTTCTTAAAGAACTTCATCAATAATTTGCGCGGAAGAGAGCAATCTTTCGTGGCACCTAAGTCCGGCTTAGATGTCCAGGGCATGCTTGCAAGCGCATTCAAAGCTCCTGAGTTCATGGACTGATGAGGTTCGCTCAAGTTCCCGGATACAGCCAGTCTTTCCCGGTCTTGTACAGAAACATGTACAACGACTATCAGATGCAAACGGCTAGCTTCAGCGATCCGTTCAATATGGCGAAGACGGAGCAGCACACTCCTTGTAACTTCGTTGTTTCTTACACCGGGGAAAACGATCCCAGGTATCAGTTGAACAATCCGGCTTACATGCGAGAGGTGTCTAGATCGCATTCAGACAATATCCCGCCTGTTGTTCTCAATAAGAGTCCCATTCAAGCAACGTGGTAAAACCTACAACCGAGCTCGGGTATATGTTCGGGCTGCGTCATGAAGATATCCCTAGAGAGCGGATGGGTTCGCCCGGTCGAGTGCGGCCTGAACCACCTCGCATGGCGGGGGATTTGTTAGCTATAGACTTAGTAGAGCCAGGAGTCCAGCCTGAGCCTTACATTACTGGGACAATGTTGCGTGAAGGATTACGCGGCAATGTACCAACGCCAAGAGATTTGAATTCGTCAATTAGGTAAATGGGCGCATCTAAAAACACTGAAATGATGGGAGAGCTCAACATCCCAATGCCGGGTGAAGATCTCGCAGCCGGTCCTGAGCGTATGGCCGGCAGTGCACTCGGTATCGGCGGTGGAGTCGAAGCCCCTGGTCTCGAGCAGCAAGCGAGCACTAGCTACGGTGAAGGCACCGTCACCAAATCACCTCGCTCTAAGTACCTGGCCAAGGGCGGCGGACAAGGCTACGGACGTTAATCATGGCTGATAAAAAAATGCCCCCTGAGCTTCTCGCTCATTTCAAGAAGAAGCAGGAAGAAAAAGAAGGCGATGGCGCCCCGAAGAGCGATAAAGAAAAGCGTAAGGATGCTTTGAACAAGGCAAAGTCCCGCCTTGAAGAGAAGCGTAAAAAAGAAGGTTGATCGGATACCGCTATAATACTTTTAAAGAAACCCGCTGAGTAGAAGTGTCGAGCAGTAGTTCTAATAAGCAACCTTTAATGGTTGATCGTCCAGCGACGACGTCGACGTTGTTGACTGTGGCATCCGGGCAAAGCTTCGGCACTAGCTTGATTCCTACGGCAGTTGGTAATGCCACGAAGGTCTTTGACGTCGACTCGGCCCAGACCGATACGTCGATCTCCGGCGCTTACGTCGATGAGATTTGGTTGACCTACTCCAAGCGTACAATCGAGCGCATTGACGCACAGACTGCGACGACTGGTACATACTCAGCAGATAGCACTACTGTTACGGTCACGATCACTGCTGGCCATAATCTTCAAGTTGGACAAAAGGCGTGGCTCAACTTCACTAGCTACAGCTCTGGTTCGGTCCCCATTGACCTTGAGGCAACCGTTCTGACGGTCACGCCCACGACCTTTACTGCAGCCATTCCATCGGTTTCAGGTCCTATTACCGGAAACGTTGACGTCTCGCTTCCGATCGATATCTGTTTTTACTTGGTGAACGTCGGTACAGTCACCAACACCAACCAGTTTTTCCCTCTCTTCGTATCGAGTGTTTCTGCCGTTCAAGAGAACCTTTCCTACAGCCTTACCCTCGAGCGCGATCTGCCGCTGATCAACCACCCGACGGTCCAAGCTGGTGGCAACTTCGACAGCGCCACGAGTCAGATCGCACCTAAGCAGCGTGGCCTTATGCTTCGTCGCGGCCAAGCAATCTACGCAGCTGTCAGTGGTGCTACAGCCCTGACCAATGGCTTCTACGTCGGCGTACAAGGCGGATTCTATTGATGTGAGCCATGCCGTTCGGAGTTGGCGGATTTGGTTCTTCTGGGAATCAGAATTTTGACGGCAAGTTTGCTAAGAAGTTTGACAAGCAAACTGACTTCAGTGGCACTAAAAAGCAGAAGTTCAAGCCGAGAGCCTTCGACTTTGAGCCTACTGATGCCGAGTTCGACAGTGATACCAAGTTCTACAACAGGGAGTCCCTTTGGGCTCGCTGGCGACGTGGCTACGATCTTTACACTCTCACCCAGACTTATCTAGGGACGGGCTCCAAGGACCGGAATACGCGGGGTGACTTCCGGATGTACTGCGCCTTCCAGCAGTTCCCCGGTGTCTTCATTCCTGCCAGAGTCTTCACCTTCCCTAGCAGTTCACCAGAGATTGGTGAGCAGATGGTGGGTATCCGTGACACCAATAGTTTTAGCTTTTACAACTTCGGCCTTCCGATTACAGGTGTCCGCTATGCGCGTGCTCCTGTCACTGGGACATACAGTCAGTCAGGCACGACGATTACAGTCACCATTGATGACCATGGTCTGAGTGTCGGTGCCGATGTCTACCTTGACTTCACCACGGGTAGCGGTGTAGACGCGACATTAACGATCACGGGAGTCACGACTAATACCTTTACAGTCACAGCAGCAGCTTCATTAACGACTTCCGGTAACGTCACTGTCCGTCAAATCACTTCTTTCAGTGATCTTCTCTGGACTGAGATGCGTGTTGCGATTCGGTTCATACCAACACCTGTCAATTTCTTTGCTGGTGAGCGCCTTGCAGACCGTGTTATTGAGAAAGATCCCGGTATCTTCAGCACCTACAGCCAAGCCGCAGGAGTAATCACCATAAATTGTGGTGCGTCAGCGCACGGGCTTTCAGTTGGCAATGAAGTAAGTCTTGTTTTTACTTCTGGAACCGCAATTCCAGGCCTATATAAGGTATCAGGCATCACAAATGACTTCATTTTTGAAGTCAGGGCTTTCGTAGGAGGCTCAACATCTGGTGCAGCCATCTTGACCAGGCGTCTTCGTGACTACAACTATGAAGATTACGTTGGTTACACGGTCACAGGCACTGATTTAAACACAAATGAGATCCTTTTCCAACGTGAAGACAGCTATCAGGCGAAAAATGTCAACGATAGACAAACAATCGTAACTCCTGCAGCTCGTGGTTTCACTGTCGGACGGTTTCTGACCACTGAAATACGGTATCAATGCACTTGTCCTGACTTTATGAAGCGGACAGGCTTTAATTTGTACTCCGAATCGCAAAAAAGGCGCTTCCCAATCACTGAAATTGGTTCAGTCAAGCCAGGTGATCGCTTAGAACGGGACGGGTCCACGGTTGATCAACGAGATGACGCCGGCGTCTTCAGTGATTTTGGTTTTGTCACCGTAAATGACTTCTTCAGTCTGCCAACTTACGAAGATACGTCTGAATTTTCTTATCCAAACCTCGAGTACTACCAATTGCGCTGGTGTAAACACGTTTATGCTGCGATGTGGTCGGTCGTCCATGACGAGGGCAACGAACCGATCAACATTACTGCGAGATATTCTCAAGACGGTGGCCCAAACATCACGATTGATGCTGTAGACCACGGTTTAGGCGCTAATACAAGGATTATCTGCGACTTCACCAGCGGTTTGGCTGAAAAAGGTGAATATATTGTCACAGAAGTCGTAAATAAGGATCAATTTAAGATTATTTATCCGATTAACCAGACGACTGCTGGCTATGTGAAGGTAACCAACCTTAAAAACCACGAGTATGTTGGTGCTTGGCTTAAAGAACCTAACGATCAGCCGCTCGGCATTGCACTAGAGCGTTTTTACGACAATCTCGAGAAGCAGAACGACAGGACGAAGCTCCAGGCTCAGCGGATGTCGATGATGGGGTATGGAATGCCCTGGACTGGCGCAAAAGAGATTGCAGGCGCACGGAACCAGCCCGAGCAGGTGGCGAACTTTGACCCGAACCTGATCAGCATGCAGATGACCGGTACAATCCGGCGTGATGCTGAGGGTAATCTCGACCGTGAGGGCACGACCCAGAACGCAACGATGGGTATGTTGCGGATGATGCAGAAGGTCTTCAACATCGATCCAACGTTGATTACCGATGTGAAGATCGGTATGTTGGACCAGCCGTTGACCGACTATACAAGTGACTTCCAGTTCGGTGAAATCGACGGCGGCACTTATATCAACGGGACTCCTGTTGTGGCGCCGGACGATAGTGAATTAGACTGTAGGACATATTCAACCCCAGACGCACAGCCGATTCAGGTCGATTGCGGTCTGTACATCAATAGCTAAGTATGACTGTTCAGATTCTTAGCCGGCGTTCTTCTGTCGCAAATGATCGACCCACGCCAACAAGGATTGGAGAAGCCGAGCTCTGCATCAATTTCAACGCTACTGATCCTGGCGTCTACTTCAAGGACAATACTGCCGCCCCCAGCACAGGCCTGATCAAAGTCGGCCCTACGCATGTCGGCTCCACAGCACCCAATAGCCCCGCAGCAGGTTTTGCGAGCTACAGCAAAGGTGAGTCTTGGCTCGATACTGCCAGCACCCACATCCTGAAGATCCACGACGGAACCAATTTCCAGACGGTGAAGGCTGTTGTTTCGCGCAGTGCGGGACAACCAAGCAACCCGGTAGATGGCCAGCTTCACTACGACTCAGGTGCGTCCGCGTTCTTGATGTATGACGCTGGCGCTAGTGCCTGGGTGACGCTCTAATTAGCTAAAAGGTGATCGAGGATTCGATCGAGCTTGGTGTGGACTGACTCCATTTCACGGAGGAAGTCTTCTTTCAGAACGTAGTCACGAGTCATTCGATCCTGTAGAAGATCAAAGTCGTCTTCTATCCGCTCGAATCTGCGTTCCACTTTACGATTAAAGTTATTCAGTGCTCGCGATAATCCTGTAAAAGCACCAACGCCTCCAGTGATTACAGCGGCAATCAGCTCCGGAGACATCTCATGCTGCAAGCTACATTCTCATTCTAGAGTAGTTAACAACTTAGAATGATTAAAACGACGTAAGTTCATATGGCCTCTTACGAACCGAATGTAGCAGGCGCGGTCGCAATCCTTATCGACATCATGACGGCTAACTCCTTCACGATGACGAGGCAGCCGTATGAATATAATATGCATGGGCTTGTAGACGCCCTGATTGACCTCAAGGAGGGCTTTCCTACTTTCGCTCCGGAAAGGGTTGGCTTTGATGCCACTACCTTTGAGGCAGTAAGTGATGGTGATGCTTTATATATGAGGACGAGTGACGGACAGGTTGGATTGGCCCAGGCTGACGGAACTCAAGACGAGGCTATCGTTGTTGGATTTGCCGATGACGACGCTGCCTCTGGTGAAACTGTAAAGGTCTTAGTCGCTGGCCTTCTTAGTGACCAGACAGGTATTGATCCCGGCGATGTTTACTTCCTTTCTACAACAGCCGGTGAAATAAGCACGACTGCTCCTTCAACGGCAGGTCAATTCGTAACAAGAGTTGGAGAGGGCGCTACGACTACTGAGTTCTCCATTCAACTCGAGCCTCCTATTCTCTTAAGTTAATGGCTGGTACAAAAGATCATGAACCGTATGCACCTAATTATGTAGGTCTAAACGGCGTACTGCTTGACCTTAAGTCGACAATGGCGGGGCGAACTGTCTATGCCGTTGCGGGCTTTGGAGCTGAAGCTTTCGAAGATGTATCACAAGGTGATGCGCTTTATTCACGTTCATCCGACGGAAAAGTAGGTCGGGCGAATGCTTCAGGAACTCTTGATGAAGCAACTGTCGTAGGGTTTGCACAAACAGCAAAGCTTGCGGGAGAAGAGGTTCGCTGTCTTGTAGTTGGGGTGATGGCTACATCCGGGCTCAATGCAGGTGATGTGTACTACCTCAACACAAGTGATGGTGCGATTACAACGACACCGCCAAGTACATCGGGACAGTTTGTGGTTCGCGTTGGAGAAGCAGCGACTACAGCTAACTTGATCATTCAACTTGAGCCACCTATTCTCCTTAGTTAGCATTTTTACTGCTGCTAAGATAAGAAGAACGGACAGCATTGACTGCTTAACAGTCGGCTGCTAGGGAATTAAAGATGGCAACCAGAAAGTCAATTATTCTCAATTCAGGCTTCTTTGAGGAGTTAAATACTTCCTCGGATAAGCTTGACTTCGCTGGCAATGACACTGATGATCTAGGCGAAGGCTCTAGTAATCAGTATTTTACAAATGCTCGTGCAAGGGGAGCGATCTCCCTTTCGACGGTTAGCCCGTCTCCTGCGACTGGTTTAGGCAGCCTTACATATAACTCAACCTCAGGTGCATTCGAGTTCACCCAAGTTACTGATGCAAACGTAAGGGGTTTACTCTCTGCTACAACTTCGACTGGTATTACCTATACATCCTCCACGGGTGTATTTGCCCTATCCAGCGTACCGAATTCATCGCTAAGCAACAGCAGCATCAGCTTTGAAGATGCGCGTGGAGTCACTACAGCTGTTTCCCTTGGTGGCTCTTATGAGATCAAGGAAGCGCAAAACGTTGTTGAACTTGTTCGCAACGAATCAGGATCGACCATCAACAGAGGCACGCCTGTTGCAATCGTTGGCTTTAGTAGCACGAACGGTCGTCCTTTGGTCGCACCAGCGGACGCTGACAACACCGCAAGGATGCCATGTATCGGTCTTGTTGCCGAGCAGATTCCTGATGGTCAAAACGGCGCCGTAATTGCAACAGGTGTTTCAATTGGCTTCGATACAAGCACTTTCACAGCCGGAGACATTCTTTTCATCGGGACGTCGCCAGGAACGCTTGTTACTAGTCCCCCGACTGGTGAATCAAGCCAAATCCAGAACATTGGTAAGGTCACTCAACCAGATAGTAATGGTCGGATCCTTGTGTCGGGTCCAGGCCGTGCCAACTCAACACCTAACCTGGATAACGGCAAGATCTTTATCGGTAATGCCAGCAATCAGGCGGTCACCGATACCCTTGACACTAGTATTGTTCCAGAAGACGGTAACCTTTACTTCACAGATGCTCGTGCTCGCGGCGCTATTAGTGTTACTGACTCTGGTGGCGATGGGTCTTTAAGCTATAACTCAGGCACAGGTGTCATCACTTACACCGGTCCGAGTGCAAGTGATGCCCGCGCTCACTTTAGTGTTGCCTCCGGATCAGGTCTGACTTACAACAGCAGCACAGGTGAGTTCGGAACAAGCGCGATCCCCAACGCTCAGCTAGCAAACAGCTCTGTGACGGTCGGCTCTACGGCAATTGCCTTGGGTGGTTCCGCTACGACGATCACGGGTCTCACTTCGATCACCTCGGCGGGTGTTATCACGAATGCAGGTACTTCTGGCCTCGCTCTCCGCGATCCTACAGACGCCACAAAGATTGCACGATTTGATTCCTCGGGAATCAGCACAGGAACTACGCGAACATTCACTTTCCCTGATGCCAGCGGTACGCTGTTGACCAGTGCAAGTGCAACCTTTGTTGATAACTCATTTAGAATCGAAGATAACAGCGACGGCACTAAGGAACTTGCGTTTGAGTGTTCTGGAATTACAACAGGCACTACTAGAACAATGACGGTTCCTGATGCTGATGGAACAATCTCTACAGAAAGCTTCGCTACGGCGATTGCAGTTGCATTAGGATAGAGTTATGGCGACACAAGTACAGTTTCGTAGAGGGTCGACAGCCGCAACGTCTTCGTTTACGGGGGCTTCGGGTGAGGTCACGGTCGATACCGACCAGAACATTGTTGTTATCCATGACGGAAGTACTGCTGGAGGTTTTCCTCTTTTAAGGCAGGATGGTTCAAACATGGGGCTCGCTCTTGGGTCCCTCTCAAGTTGCGCCCTTAAGTTCGCCAGTGATCCAAACACCGGCATTATCAGCAACGGCCCTGATGACATCAGTTTAGTGACCGGTGGAGTTGCTAGACTTACAATAGACTCATCAGGCACGGTTACTGTCCCAGGAAACGTCACCATCTCAGGTGACTTAACTATCACTGGGGTGATCGATTCAACAGAAAACATCGCACTTATTGTGGCTTTAGGTTGATATGGCAAACACCTTTAAAATCGAAACGAAGTCAGACCTGGTCACCACTGCTATCACCGACGCAGCGACGAATGTCCTGACAGCAGGTTCGTCTGCGACTCTTGTTCTTCTGAGTATCCTGGTTTCCAATAAGACCGGAACCTCGGCTGATGTCGATGTGTTCCTGGTGACCAACACTGGCGACGACGTCTATATCATTCGAAATGCACCTGTTCCGACAGGTAGTTCTCTCGAGATCATCTCCGGCTCCAAGATCATCATGGAGTCGAGTGACGTGCTGAGGGCTCGTTCGGGCACTGCTTCTTCTTTAGATATCTCTGTTAGCTACCTTGAGCAAACCTAAGGAGGTAATCGATAATGGCATTAACTGATATTGACGGCGCAAGGTTAGACGATAGCGCTCTATATGCGGGCAAGAACCTGATCATTAACGGTGCGATGCAGGTGGCTCAACGGGGGACAAGTAGCACTTCTACTGGTTATTTAGTAGATCGTTTTGAAATTGGATTTGGTCAAGGAGCAGTTACAACATCCCAAGAATCTTTAAGCAGCGGTGATCCTTACAACGAAGGGTTTCGCAAATTTCTTCGTTTGACAAACAGCACTTCCTCAACAGCTGCCAATAGTTACCGAGAAATTACCCAAAAAATTGAAGCGCAAAATCTTGCCAAATCTGGCTGGAATTATGCGTCCTCTTCCAGCTATATAACTATTTCTTTTTGGGTCAGAGCTAGTGTCGCTCAGACTTACTATTTAAAGCTAAAAACAAATGATGGTACAGCTCAAGCATACGCCTCAGCGGTTTCTTTGTCTGCAGATACTTGGACGAAAATAACCAAGACAATACCCGGTAACTCAAACATTACAATCAATAACGACAACGGGAACGGTTTTAATGTTGCGCTTGTTCCTTTTTATGGGACTGATTTTACTGACAGTAGTTTTACGACAGATACCTGGGCAGCTTATGGGTCAAATCAACTGCCTGACATGACGAACACTTGGGCAGGAACCACCAACGCCACCTTTGACATTACCGGCGTCCAACTAGAAGTCGGTGCTTCCGCCTCTGCTTTTGAGCACAGGAGCTACGGCGATGATCTGCAAAGGTGTCAGCGGTATTACCAAAGACTTCAGTCCACCCTAGGAGATACGATTGTTTATGTCGGATACAACGCAGGCACTACAAGTAGTCGTGGCACTGTATATTTACCCGTCTCTATGCGGACAAGTCCTACAGCCGTAGAAACAACAGGTACTGCTTCGGATTACAATATCAGATCTGGAGGCTCTACAACCACTTGCAATTCGGTCCCTAGTTTCGAGCATGCAACCACACAAAGCATAGGGCTTCAATTTAATGTTTCAGGTGGCTTAACCACAGATGCCGTTAGCATGTGCCGGTTTGTAAATACGGATGGTTTTCTCGCCTGGGGGGCTGAGCTATGAACTACAAAAAACTTTCCAAAGTCTATCCTGAAGATCATCAGATCTACGCTCGTATTGATGACGATGAAGTAATCAGAGTCACCTGCACTGCTGATCACCCAGAATTTCAAGCCTGGCTAGCCGAAGGCAACACCCCGCTGCCTGCTGACCCCGTAGATCCCTGGATCGCAATCCGCGAGAAGCGCGACCAGCTCATCCGCGACTCCGATTGGACCATGATTCCTGGTGCCACCGTTGACCAAGCTCAATGGTCTGCCTACCGCCAGATCCTGCGTGATCTTCCCCAGACCTATTCAAATCCGGAAGATGTTGTTTGGCCTACAGTTCCTTCTACGTCTGGTCCTAATACAATAGAAGAATAATCCGTAGAGAACTATGCCATATATCGGTCAGCAGATTACGACTGCTCAGCCTAGTTATCTAATCATTGACGATATCAGCTCGAGCTTTAACGGCACTACCACTAGCTTCGCTCTCCAGGTAAACGGTTCAACCCCTGCACCTTTTCCGGTTGCAGCACAGAACTGCTTGATCTCCGTTGGTGGTGTCGTCCAGGAGCCTGATTCGGGTGGCACGAATGGCTTCAACCTGAGCGGTAGCAACATCGTATTCAGCTCTGCACCCAGCTCCGGTGAGAGCTTCTGGGGTGTGGTTCTTGCTGGTGCTGACTATGTGAATGTCGGCGCTCAGTTCCCTGATGGTTCGGTCTCGAATCCCTCGATCACTTTCTCGGCGGATGATGACACTGGCTTCTACCGCTCAGCTTCGGGTGTTGTAAGCCTCGCTTCCAACGGTGCTGCACGGACTATTGCAAATCTGGAGTCAGTCCAGACCTTCACTGCCGGTCAGATTGCTGAGGTCACCACTCTTACTGATGCTGCGACGGTTGCAGTTGATCTTTCCCTGAGCAATAACTTCACCTTGACCCTTGGTGGCAACCGCACCTTGGGTAACCCGACGAATGCTACGGCTGGTCAGAGTGGATCGATTTTTGTAATTCAGGATGGGACCGGAAGCCATACCCTTGCATATGAGGGGAATTGGGACTTTATTGGTGGTTCGGCACCCACCTTAAGCACCGGGCCTAATCAGATTGATCGTATTGATTATATCGTTCAGAGCGCTACCGATATCCAAGCCGTGTTCACCGCGAACTATAGCTGATGTCTTTTTTCCATGCCGCCATGCTGGCTGGTGCCAGTGGTAATCAAGGACCGTATCAAATTAAGCAGAGCTTGCGGTTTGACGACAACGGCTCTACATACCTCAATCGAACCCCAAGCAGTGCAGGTAACCAAAAAACTTGGACGTTTAGTGCTTGGCTAAAAAGAGGCTCTTTTACGGCTAATCAAGGTATTTTTTGTCCTTACTATGGCGGTGATGGATCAAATGAAAGCCAGATTCGCTGGAAAAGTGATAACACCCTTCAGATTTATGACTCTGGCGGCGCCCGCCTTAATTTCGTAACTACGCAAGTTTTCAGAGACCCCTCCGCTTGGTATCACTTAGTTATTGCTGTAGACACGACTCAAGCAACTGAAGCAAACCGATTCAAGCTCTACATCAACGGGGAACAGATAACCGCATTTGGCACGTCTACTTATCCGACGCAAAATCAGACCCTTGGCTGGAACGGTACAAGCCGGCATGACATCGGTCGATACGCCCAAGGCGGCAATCTTTATTACGGCGGCTACATGGCAGAAATCCATCATGTCGATGGCACTCAGTTAGACCCCACAAGCTTTGGCGAGTATGACGATAACGACGTGTGGCGTCCGATCAACGTGTCGGGTTTGACGTATGGCACTAATGGGTTCTATATCAATTTTTCAAATTCCAGCAACCTAGGCGAAGACCAAGCTGGCAGCAACGACTTCACCGCTTCTGGCTTCACCACCTCCGGCACTGGAACGGACGTGATGAGCGATACGCCGACGAATAACTGGTGTACGTTAAATCCGCTGTCATTCGGTCCGAGCAATGCGGACATGATCGAAGGCAATTTGCGATTTAACACGCCGACGTCTGCTTACGGCAACGCTAAAGGAACAATTGCTGTTTCTTCAGGTAAGTGGTATTGGGAAGTAACACCGCAAACAACTGCTACTGCGAACGTCGCTGGTGGCATTTTAGGTGCGGCTGAAACAGATATCGCCAATCAGCCTGGAAATTATGCAACTGGTTATTCGTATTATTCAACAGGCGAAACAAGGCACAATAACGTCGATGCCACTTATGGCGCTAGTTACGGAGCAGGTGATGTAATTGGTACTGCGCTTGATTTGGACGCTGGTACACTTGTTTTTTATAAAAATGGCGTCAGTCAAGGCACGGCTTATTCAAGTGTGAGCGGAACTTTTGTTCCTGCCATTGGTGACACAAGTAGCACCAGTGGTACAAATTTGGTTTGCAACTTCGGACAACGCGCCTTTGAGTACACCCCACCCACAGGTTTCAAGGCGCTGAACACGTCGAACCTCCCCGCGCCGGAGATTGCCGATGGGTCGAAGTATTTCAGCACTACTTTATATACGGGTGTCAGTGGAAGCCAAAGCGTCGATGCTGGCATGGCTACTGATTTGGCTTGGATTAAATCTCGCAGCACGAGTCAATCGCACAGCCTGACTGACAGGGTTCGCGGCAATGATTTAGTTCTGCAATCCAACGAAAACTCTGCCGAAACTTCAGGCGACATCGATCTGACCAGCACAGGGGTCACGATTGGCAATAACAACGCTTTGCGTGGTGCTCCCGGTGTGAGCTATGTGCTTTGGAGTTGGCTTGCAGGCGGCAGCGGCTCAAGCAACACCGATGGCAGCGAACCCGCCACGGTAAGCGCCAACCCCACGGCTGGCTTTTCAATCGTCACGATGACTACAAATGGCACCAACGAGACCTACGGGCATGGCCTCGGCGTCGCTCCAAAGGTTATTTTAGCCAAAAGCAGGAACAACGCAGGCAACTGGCTATTCATGACAAATATCATCGATGGTTCCATGAAGTATGGAAGACTGAACGCAACTGATAGTTTTACCGGTTTGAGCTTTAATGCCCCTACTTCTACTGTTATTTCTTACAACCAAGACGACACTTGGACCAACGTCGCCTACTGCTTTGCCGAAGTCGAAGGCTACAGCAAGTTCGGCACCTACACCGGCAACGGGTCAAGCGATGGTCCGTTTGTGTATTGCGGGTTTAGACCGGCATACATTCTCGTTAAGAACGCAAATAGCAGCACTGACGAGTGGGAAATTTATGACACCGCTCGTGATCCTTACAATTTTCACGACAAGGGTTTAAGAGCGAATACATCTGGTGCTGAATACGATTTAAGCAGCAACAACCGTTCTTTTGATACTTTGTCGAATGGCTTCAAAGTACGCGGAAGTAACGCAGGTATTAACGGCAGTGGAAACACACACATTTTCGTCGCCTTTGCCTCACACCCATTCGGCGGCTCCGGTGTTTCGCCCGCCACTGCTCGCTAGGATCTAAAGTAAGATCCACTAAACTAGAAGTAAAAGAGATTGGTTATGTTTGTCGCTGACGGGAAAACTATCCGTGTAGGTAAGGCCTTTACGTTAAACGGCATTCAGTACCCTGCGAATTGGCTTCGTCTTGCTACTGAAAGAGATAAAGAGCTTGCAGGCATCTCCTGGGTCCCTGATCCGGAACCCTATGACGGTCGCTTCTATTGGGGCCGAAATGAATCGGGCACCCTCCTACCTAAACGACTGGAGGATGAACCCGCAGTTGATGAGAATGGCGATGCAGTTCTCGACGAGGACGGTGAGCAAGTCATCAATATTGGTCTGAAAACTGAGTGGGTCCAGCGACAAAAGGAAATCGCAGGTTCTTTTCTGTCGCCTTCTGACTGGTATGTCACTCGTAAAGCGGAAGATCCGACTGCTGAGATTCCTGCTGCGGTTTCGACTTATCGCGCTGCCGTCCGCACCACCTGCGGAACCCGTGAAGAAGAGATCAAGGCCTGCACGACTACTGCTGAACTTGCTGCTCTTCTGACCAATCAACCCAAGGTGTACGACGAAGCCACAGATTCGATGGTTGCTAATACAGAGCCGTTCATCACCCCCTGGCCCGAGCAGGGTTGATCGAAAGAATCCTTCGATTACAATTAGACTATCTAGAACTAGTCCACTGTGTCATACATCGGGAGACAACCAGCCCGTGGACAGAACCGTGAGATTGATGACATCTCGGGCTCTTTCAACGGGTCGTTAGTAACATTTAATCTGAGGGTAAGCGGTACTGCTGTTTACCCGGCAAGCACTAGCCAGCTGGTTGTTTCCGTTGGCGGTGTGATTCAGAACCCCAGCGTTGACTACACCGTTTCGGGGGATCAGATCACCTTTACTACTGCTCCGGCCAGTAGTCTGGACTTCTTCGCCATCATGCAGGGCGATGCGGTCGACATCAACACCCCGGCTGATGGCTCGGTTACTGAGGCGAAACTAGCTTCTAACTTCACCGGAGCTACAGGTGGTGCAGGTAACCACGTATTTCTCCTTAATGAACAGGCTGTAGATACTGACTATACGATTCCGACTGGGAAGAACGCAGGCTCGTTTGGCCCCTGTACTGTGAATTCCGGGGTCACGGTTACTATACCTTCGGGTTCCACCTGGACTGTTATTTGAGGTAAATTAAGATCATGCCTATTGCTATTAACGGCGACGGAACGCTTACCGGAATTAGTGCAGGTGGTTACCCTAATGGATCAGTAACTGCAGCGGACTTGGCGTCTACGTTGGATCTGTCTGGTAAGACGGTCACGTTGCCGTCTGGTACTGGTGGGAAGATTTTGCAGGTTCAAAGTCAAACAACTACCACAAGGAGCACTGAAGCTATTTCTGCCAATAGTACTGGTACAACTAAATGGTTGACTGTAAACATTACGCCGTCCTCAACTTCAAGTAAAATTATTATCTTTTACACCCTAAAAGGGTCGATGGATTACACTTATATGGGTACTATACTGAGGCGTGGTACAACCCCAATTAGCGTTGGTACTTCCACTGGGTCGCGGGTAGCAACTACAACTTTTGAATATACTGATCCAAGCACAAATATTCGTATATCAAGTCACACAGCCTGCTTTGTAGATAGTCCTGGCGTTACAAGTCAACTTGATTACAACGTACTTGTTGATAATAGCGACAACGGGTCTCATACTTTTTATTCAAATTCAACTGTAAATAATGCAGACGATGCGACTCTTCGAAACCGAGTAGCATCTAACATTATTGTCGCGGAGTACCTGCCATGAACCATCAAGCTATATATCGAGCCTATCCAAACGCCGTTAAATGTTTGGAAGAGGCAATTGGTGATCAACCGGCAGGCGTATTTGATACTGACGGCAACAAGATCGAACTAGACCAAGCTCTTGTCGATGCCGCCGCTGCTGAGATTGCAGCTGAGCTAGCCGCCACCGAGTATCAGCGCCAACGCGCACCGGAATACCCCAGCATGGCCGACCTTGCCGACGCCTTGTACTGGTCAAGCAAAGGAGATGATACTAAAATAGAAGAATATTATGCGGCGTGTGAAGCTGTGAAAGCTAAGTATCCGAAGCCGGCAGGAGGTGCAGAATGACACTTAAGTTAAACGGTAGTAGCGCCGGCTCGGTATCTATCGACGCTCCAGCTGATACAAGTCCTTCAGGTAGTGATATTAGCTTCACCTTACCAACGGCTGACGGCTCAAGCGGGCAGGTCATCCAGACAAACGGATCGGGCGTTCTTTCGTTCGTTGATCAGACGACTGACACAACTGGCTGGACTTATGACTCAACGGGCACAAGTCTTACCGGTGCCTCTGTGACAGTTAGCAGTATTCCTAGCGATGCACAGGCGATTCACATCGTTATTGATGGCTTGTCGGTAAATTCGGCAGTCGAATGGGACATTTTGGTTGGAACTTCAAGCGGAGACACGACCAGTGGCTACGATTTCATCGCTGGATACTATGGCAACACATCTGATACACGCGGCAGCACAACGGATGCTTTTACAACCAAAGGCACCAATGATGCCGCTTACGCTAACTACGCGATCATGAAATTAGAGCGTGGTGATGCAAACGGAAATAGATGGTTTGCTCACTACAGGGGTCGGGTTCCGGGACAAAGCAAGGTTTATTATATGAACGGCTACGTTGATGCCGGCGGCACGTTAGATCGAGTGACCATCTCAACACCTTCAGGAAGTTTTGATGCTGGTACGGTCTATGTTCACTATCGGGTGGAGTAATCATGAATAAAATCACACGCAACTTGCAAACCGGCGAAATCACTGAAACGCCGCTCACTGCTGCAGAAATCGCAAAGCGTGAGGCATACGAACGCGACGTATTGCCTGTAAGGCTGCGCGAAAAGGCAGAAGCTGACCGCGCCGCTGCCTACGCCGCAGAAGCCGACCCGTTGTTCTTCCAGGCACAGCGTGGAGAAGCTACTATGGATGAATGGACCGCAAAGGTCGCTGAAATCCGTACCCGTTATCCATATCCTGGAGACGCAGAATGAGCACAATCCGCGTAAATTCTATTAAAAATACCAACACTACTGATGGTGGTATCAGTATTGATGGCTCTGGTCACGTAAGTATTGAAGGGCAATCGCTGCCTTCTGCTGGACCGCTTACCAATCGCAACCTGATGATCAACGGTGCGATGCAGGTGGCTCAACGAGGGACGAGTTTTACCGGATTAACAAGTGGAGATAATTACGGTGCCGACCGTTATGCATTTATAATATCAGGCGCTGGGACATGGACAGTTGAAAACAGCACTACTTCACTTGATGCCTTTAAAGATAGTATAAAAATCGACTGTACCACTGCGAAAGCTTCGTTGGGTGCCAATGATCAATGCAATTTTAGATACAACTTTGAGGGCCAGGATTTACAGCATCTCAAAAAAGGAACCTCTGCGGCAGAATCTTTAACGTTAAGTTTCTGGGTGCAAAGCAACAAAACTGGAACTTACATTGTTGAATTGTTTGATTCAGACAATACTCGCCATATAAGCAGGTCCTACACTATTGACTCTTCAGGCACTTGGGAGAAAAAAACAATTACGTTTCCCGGAGACACAACGGGTTCTCTGGATAATGATAATGGCAATAGTTTGACGGTCAGGTGGTGGCTTGCTGTGGGAACCGACTGGAGTTCAGGTACTTTGGCGACAAGTTGGCAAGCGCAAGACAATACAGATCGTGCAGTCGGTCAGGTAAATCTTGCCGATAGCACCGCTAACGAATGGCAAATTACCGGCATCCAATTAGAGGTCGGTGAAGTCGCCACACCGTTTGAGCACAGGAGCTACGGCGATGAGCTGCGTAGGTGTCAGCGGTATTACCAAAGGATTCAATCTGACAGCAACAGTGATCCTATCGGGATTGGCTACAACGAAGGATCAACTGAAGCCAAAGTCATGATTGACTTTCCAGTCACTATGAGAACCCCTCCTTCTTCTTTGGAACAAACTGGGACGGCGAGTGACTACGAAGTTAGGAGTGGATCAACTACCAACTGTAGTTCTGTTCCTGTAATCGGTCCGACTACTAAAAATAACATAACAATTATATTTACTCTGTCTGGTCTGACCAACACGCAAGCCAACCAATGCAGATTCAGAATTGGTGACGTATTTTTAGCCTGGAGTGCTGAACTATGAACTACAAAATGCTTCCGCTTACTGCTGAAGGTCAGCAGATTTACGCCCGTGTCGATGATGACGGCTTGATTAGGGTCACCTGCACTGCTGATCATCCGCCGTTCCAGGAATGGCTAGCCGAAGGCAACGAACCGCTTCCGGCTGACGACTGATGCTCTTCAAAATCCTTATCACAGTCCTAGCACTGTTTCCCAATCTCCTGATTGGTTACGTCTTTGTGAATAAGGACGCAATCATCCAGCAGCAAAAGGATGCATTGATCAAGACCATCAGTGGACAGCTGACAGACCAGCTCGGTAAGCAAACTAAGGCCTTGACTGGAAATATGGACTCCATGTTCTCTGACAAGATCAAACCTGAAATGCAGAAACAGCACGATCAACAGCTCAACGTGCTGCCCAAGCAGACGGGTCCTGCAATCCCCATGGGGTGATGGCTGACATACCTGATGTAGGTATCAACAGCATCAAACCCGTCCAAATCCATAATTGGATGGTGGCACCCCCAGTGGTGAATGCCATCCAGGTTCCCGTAACGGTAAACCTCAGCAAGCCGGTAGTACTCTTACCAGGCTGCGTAAAGGCACACCCACAGTCAGGCAAGTCGAACACCATCACAGCCGATGACCCTAATGGTGTCAGGACGTACTGCGACGCAAACGCACCCTCTTTTACACCTCTGGACTACGCTCCAGAGGATTTAATTCTCACGACTGAAGCGCCTGTCCCCTCATACAAGGCTGAGGTTCCTGAGCCTCCTGCAGCTCCAGAGATACCTAATCCGGCCCCAGTCCCAGGCACGCGCTCCGAAACCCCGTCTGAGGACAAGAAGCCCGAGCCAGCAGAAGAACCGAAGCCAGCGGAGCCTGTAGAGACAATAAAGACAGAGCTCAAGCTCACTGATTACCTTCCAGCTCCCGAACAGGTGACGACGACAGCTTCTATTGCTGTGGTTGCGACCTCAGCGGCCCTCCTAGCAAAGCCGCTTGCCGACTTGCTTCTAAAGCTGGTGAAACCTG